CTTTACTTAGGCCAGGATTCTCATACCAAGCATCGGTAACCGCATTCATAATTTCTGTAAATATTGGTCCTGGCTTCAATCCCAATTGTTGTAAATCCGAACCTGATATTGGCTTGATAGGTTTAACAGGAACATCTTTTAATTTCTCTAATCTCTGTCTTACGCCGGCAATTTGATTTGGCATTGAAGATGCCTCGGAATGTGCGATGTTGTCTGCATGCATCAAATTTAATATATTCTCCAGTTGTTCTCCCATTTCTTTACGAAACTTTAACAATGTTGAATCTTTCATCTTGACGCCGGTATCTCCTGCTTGTTTTAGACGCATGTGATTACGAACGCCTAATTTTACAGCATCAATTAATTCCTTTGGGTATTTTAATCTAGACATTACAGTTTCAACCATATTTTCTCCAGCCATTTCATGACCATAGAAATGAACACCGCCAGTATCAGGGTCAACGGTTTTAGTAACGGTCTTACCAATATCGTGAAATAATCCCATTAATCTCTGAACCAGTATCGGTTGAGTTTTACTTAATACGTCTAATGTATGTTGAAATACATCAGCCTTGTGATGTTTATTTTGTAACATCTTTACCGCAGGAATTAATTCAGGAATTACAAATGGAAGTAATCCCGTCACCTTTAACATCTTAATTGCCTTATCCGGATGTCCGGTGACCAACATTTTATTTAATTCATCTCGAACTCTTTCTTGTGAAATGTTTTTAAGTTGGGCGGCATTTTTTTTCAAACTTCTCAACATAAACATCGGAAGTTTCCATTCGTATTTGACTGTAAATCGTATAGCCCTCAACATACGAAGTGGGTCGTCTGTGAAAATTGTATCAGGATTCAATGGGGTTCTTACGATACCAGCCTTGATATCGGCTTTACCTAATCCAGTCAAATCTAAAACTTCTCCTGACGATAAATCTTTCAAAAGACTGTTCACAGTAAAATCTCGGCGGTCGACGTCATCTTTTAATTCGCCTCCGGTCACTGTTGGTTTTCTACTTCCATGTGTATATTTTTCTTTTCTAGTGGCTACAGATTCTATGTCCATATCAGACAAATCTACACCTTTGTATGTTATTCCTATTAGAGTAAATTTCGCAGTTCCATATGTAGGAAATAAAACTGGATTTGAACCTTCTTTATAATTCCCCATTGTTTTTGTTGCCCATACGGCAAATTCCATTCCTGAATTAATATCACCGGTAACTACTACATCTAAATCTTTGGGTGTGAGGCCCATTTCCATATCTCTCACGGCGCCTCCGGCAAGAAATACTCTCCCTTTAAATGGGCCGGATTTAACCAGCTCTTCCAAATATGATAATGCTGTCTTTTCTTTAATTTCTTCAAATATAAGAGTTTTTAAAAAACTTTTCATAACTTTTTTCTTCTATTTATAAAAGATAATCTTCTCTTTTCAATGGTTTCGATTGACTGTTTTTTTCCTAAATTAATTATCCTCAATTTAGATTTAGTTTCTTCTGACATCTTTTTGTGAGGAATCTGCTTCATTTTTTCAGATATTATTTTCTTAATATCATCAGAGTGATTATATTTAAACCACGTTTTTCTTTCTTTTTGGGCCAATATCATATTTTTCTTTGTTTCTTCGCTCTTTTTAATTCCCATCATAGTTGATGAAATTTTATTTTTTGTTTCTTTGGAGTGCGGATGAACGTGACCCAATACACCTTCACCACCCAAAGTCATATTATATCCATTAGGAATAAATGAATTATATAAAGAAATATACTTTATTTCTTTTTGACAACCATCATCATTTCCATTAAAATTATCTATTGATTCAAATAGAAAATTATCCGTCCCATATTTGTTAATGGCCTTATGAATAACATATAATCTCTTTTTATGTTTACTCCATTGAATGTGTTGTTGCCGTCTTTTATTTAAAGACTTGGCGGTTATACCAATATAAATTTTATTATTCAACACATTGGTTATTTTATAAATTATTCCAATCATACTGTTATTATACTACACAAGTTAAAAAATATCAATTCTTATTTCAAGAATCTATTGTAAAATGCAGTATTTCTTCCTGTCAATTCTTTTCCATTGGAGAATCGTTTATATTCCTTCTTAACGACTTCATTATTATTTCTTAATAACGCATCTACAAATTTTGGAAACTTCTCAAGACTTCCTAAATTAAAAGCGAAATCAGTCAACATCTCATTCTGACGCTGAGTTAAAGTTAGATTGACTTTATATTTATTTTTGATATATTCGTGAACCTTTTTATTAGCTTCGGCCAAATCATTTGTTAAAAGTCGTGTCACAGCATCATCAGTTATACCTTTTTTGAAAGCCGTTAATTGATTATTATCTTTTACTTTATGTCCGTATCCAATTGTCGGCAATCCACCTTCATATGATTTGTGAGGAAACCACAATTTCTTATTTCGGTCAAATCCAACTTTTTGACCATTTTCTACAAATTTAATATAATTTACAAATTCTGGCGACAAATTACTCGTCACAGCCGGTTGAACATTTTGTTGTGGTGTCGCCGGAACTGCGTCCATAATCTCTTTTAGAAGTTTTCCTAGTTTAATCATATGGAATAAATAGTCGTAAAGAGCTCGGATTCTATATTTATTCGAATAGATACCTATTAAATTTATGAGCGACATCACACAACCTATAACAAATCCTACGACCTTGGTCGACCAAGACCGAGTTAGATGGCCTGGTAGTGGGTCTTCCGTGGTCGGTAGAACGCCATTCGGATTCTATGATGATGATGCTATATTTCAAGCAGACGCAAAAAACGCAGCCATATGGGCCGCATATAGACTCGGATATCCGGTAATTGATATAGAAATGTTAGATGTTAACTTTTATGCAGCGTTCGAAGAATCTGTGAACGAGTATTCTGCCCAAGTCAATCAATGGAACATACGTAACTACTTACAAGTATTCCAAGGACAAAAAGTATCGGATTTAGGTAATCTAACAGGAAGAGCGGTAACGGGGACTCCATTGGCTTATATAATTGAATTGGCTAAGGGATATGGAACTGAGGTTGGGGTGGGTGGTTACGCTAGTTGGAAAAAGGGATTCGTGGTAGCTCAACCATTACAACAAACCTATGATTTACAAGAACTTTGGGCAAATCAATTTGAAGACTGTAACCGTATTGAGGTAATGAGGATTTTTCATGATATGCCTCCAGCATTCGCCCGTATTTATGACCCGTTTTCCATGACCGGTATGAGTTATTCAAATGTGATGAATGAAATGGGATTCGGCGCATATTCACCAGCAGTTCAATTTTTAATGACTCCAATCTTTGAAGATTTACTCCGAGGTCAAGCTATTCAATTTAACGACATGGTTCGTAAATCCGCATATTCATTTGAATTGGTTAATAATAAATTAAAATTGTTTCCAATTCCAACCTACTCATTCAAGGTATATTTCAATTATATGTTGAAAAATGACAGATTAAGTGGGTCTTTGGCCAGTAGTACCCCAGGTTATACGGGAAGTTACGTTGCAGATGCATCTAACATTCCATATAATAATGTCACATATAATACCATCAATTCCGTTGGTAAACAATGGGTTCGTAAATACTTTTTAGCGATTTGTAAGGAATTATTGGGTTCAATTCGTCAAAAATATCAATCTCTTCCAATTCCAGGTGGAGATGTTACTATGGATGGCGCCGAATTAAGAAATGAAGCCCAACAGGAAAAGACGGATTTAGTGACTCAATTAAGAGAGACATTAGATGCATCCAGTCAAAAATCACAAATGGAAAATCAAGCTCTACAATCAGAACAAATGCAGGAGACTTTGAAAAGAGTCCCGTTATTTATATACATAGGATAATATGAAACCAACAACCGACTACATAAAAATACTTTTAGATATCATTAACAAAACCAAACGAGCGGAAGATTTGTGTGACCCTAGAATGTGGGAATACATCCGTTCGGTAGCATCAAATGCTCAAAACCAATACTTTAAACCACAAGATAAGTGGAAGCCTGGTTTAAATGAATCTATTAATATGAAAAAATCAGAACTGAAACCGTTAATTAAAACGGTGTTAAAAGAACTTTTTAATAAAAAATCACATACCAGTACGGGAACACATGAAAATTATCCAATCGAATTGGAGGGTTTGATTATTCCTGGTTTATCGACTGATACTGATATGATTGAGGCGACCATAAATATTGATTATGAAGGACATCCCGGAGAATCTGCCTCAGGAATGGGCGGCCCACCGGAATATTCATCACCCGCCGTCGGCGCAGATTTGAATATTATCGACTGGGATTTTGTCTCGGTTGACATTCATCATGAAAAAGGAAAGCCAACTAAAATCGACTTTAAAAAACTTTCTCCTGAACAATTCGAGTCGATTAAACAAGCAGTAAACAATTACATTAAAATCAATGGTGAAAAAATAGAATCACAAATCATGGATTCCATAGGTAAAATAGAACCTGATTACGGTGATTCCGATAGATAATATATGAAAACAAAATTATTTGAAAATAGAGGCGGCAACAATTTTAGATTGTTGAAAGAAAGTAAAGACGTGAATGAGTCGCTCATTGCATCAGGACTTAAAAAGGTTTTCATGAATGCCGGTGATAAGATTTCTTATAGCCACGTCGAGGCAGTTGGTATGGGTTATATCAAAGATGTTAGTACCGCCAAGAGAACTGCATTACAAGAAGCTCGAATATTAGCCGAAGAATTTGGGTATAAAGACAATGAAGAAGATGCTAAATTTGTAAAAGATTCTGCTAACACCCTTCCTCTTAAAAAGGAACATGATGAGACTGATATGAGTAATCCGGAAGAACGAACTGAGATGCAAATAGGCGAAGAATTAGTCAAATTAGCTACTGATAATGGCGCAGGCCGCCCATCTGGAGTTAGAAGTAATTGGTTTCCAAACAAGGTTGCCGAATTAGGCAACGAACTAATTAAAATGCACGGGCAGAAGAAATAATATGGGAACTTTAGGTAGATATTTTAGTCCAAGGGATATGAGACTCATAGCCAGTATAAATGCTGAGCTTATGGGTGATATTATTCAGACGCAAGTTTTTATTTATAAAATATGCGCTGACCAAACGGCGACTAATATCTACGGAGAATCCGATTCGAAGACAGGTAAGGTATTTTATCCTGGAGTTGAATGTACTTGTTTGATTGACCGAGCTGATATTGATACATCTTATGACCAATTTGGTCCAGACAGAAATCAGGCGGTGGTATTTAAATTCAGAGAAGCCAACTTACAACTTATTAACATTTATCCAGAAGTTGGTGATATTGTTGAATTTAATCAACGTTACCATGAAATTGATAATACGGTTCAAGAACAATTTCTAGGTGGTCAAGCAGATAAATCTTGGAGTATAATAGTTAATACCCATTACGCAAGACTAAGTAAATTGGGTCTTGTAAAGAGACAAACATAATATGGCCTGGAAAGGTGACGTCAAAAATCCGGTACCAAATATCGGAAATGTATCTACTGATTTTAGTCAGGCGGTGGTACAGGAATCTTCCAATCTGACCGAAAAGAAGATTGAGATAAATCGTGCGCATCAGACGAGACGGGACACTGACAATCAAAAAGATGTAAACTTCACACTGACTGATATCGATGGCGCTATAATGAAACAGCTAGAAGCTTTTCAGATGACCGTTACCGATGAGGGTAGTAGAGTCAAAGTTCCTTTCTATTTTGGCTCTCCTGAAAAGTGGAAATCTATACAAAAAGACGGAGTTATTCGTGATTATAATGGAAAATTGATATTGCCTGCTATAATTCTCGAAAGAACCACATCCGAAAGAGATACGTCAATGGCGATGTTTAATCGTTATTTGACCTATCCTGTGATGCAGAGGAATTCGGTTAAAAATAGATATACTAAGTTTAATATTTTGGTAGGCCAAAATGTTCCTGTGAATGAGGTATATGATATTCTCATGCCTAAACACATGATATTTACATATCATTTTATCATTTGGACTGAATATATTTCACAAATGAACGAATTGGTTGAGAAGTTCAATTATAACACCGGAGATTATTGGGGCGAAGCCAGAGGATTAAGATTTAGAACTAATGTGGAATCATTTTCCCATGCGGTAGAATTACAAGTTGAACAAGATAGAATGGTGAAGGTAGAATTTGATTTGAAAGTCAATGGATATCTACTACCTGATGTGGTTCATACTCTCTCAGGAAATAGACCTACGAATAATAAGTGGTTTACTCCAAAAAAGATTATAATTGGACAAGAAATAGTGGCTACAGATTTCAATATGGAATCGTTAGACCCTAACACCGAGAAGTGGCGTAATCAAAATTATCCAAATTTACAAAAGGATGTGGTCATACTTCCGCCGCCGGAAGTCGTTGGTAATCTATTGAATTCTCCAAATCCACCACCAATACGTATTCCACCACCGCCTATCGAGAATATTGTATTGTTAGAAGATGGAGATATATTCCTATGTGAAGATGGGAATATTAGGATATTTGAGAATTAATTTTTAATATGTATTGTATATGAGTAAAAAGATTTCACAATTGACCAGTTTGTCGTCACCGATAATAAATACCGATTTATTTGAGATATCAAAGACT